GCACTGCACATCGACCAGTCGGTGAAGGATGCCGCCGAGGGTTACCGCTACACGGCCATCACCGCGGGGACCCACAAGAACGACCTCTCGCCCCACGAACCGCTCACCGACGCCGCCCGCAACGAACTCAAGGCCGAGGTGGACCGCCTCTACGACCTCTTCGTCGCCCACGTCGGGGCCATGCGCCACCTGCCGGAGCCGGCCGTGCGTGCCACCGAGGCCGCTCTCTACTTCGGCCCGCACGCGATCGAGGCGGGGCTGGCCGACGGGATCGGCACGCTCGAGGCGACGCTGGCCAAGTTCTCCGCCCATCTTCGCTCCCGAGGCCGCAAGGCGCCCCCGACTCGGGCAGTGTCTCGACAGGGGGCGCCCTACCCATTGGAGCCGCTCATGGACAACGAACCGCAGGAAACCCTTGGCGCCCCTGATGCCACCGAACTGCTCGCGCAAGCCCGCCGCGAGGCCGGCCAATCGGCGCAGGCCATCGCCGAGTTGTGTCTCATCGCCGGCTGCCCGGAGCGGGCCGCCGACTTCATCGCCGCCGGCACGCTTGAACCCGAGGTGCGCCGGCTGCTGTGTGCCGAACGCGCCGCCCGCTCCGACCATGCGCCGATCCGGTCGACCATCACCGCCGAGGCGGGCACGCAGGAGGCCACCCGGCCGGAGGGCTCGCCCATCGTCGCCGCCGTCAAGAAGCTCGTTCACAAGGAGTAAGCCATGCCCGCCATCACCCAGCGTCCTAACCTGGGCGACCTGCTGAAATACGAGGCGCCCAACCTCTACTCCGCGATGCGGGCACGGTCGCCGCCGGACGGAACCTCCTGCTCGGCACCGTGCTCGGCAAGCGCACCGCCGACGGCAAGTGCGCCGCGCTCGACCCTTCCGCCACCGACGGCACCGAGAACGCGATCGGGGTGCTCGCGGCCGACACCGACGCCACGCTGATCGACCACGAGGATGCGATCCTCATCGCCCGCCACGCCATCGTCGCGCGCAGCGCGCTCGTCTGGCCGGACACGATCGCGCCGGCCGAGAAGGCGGCGGCCGAAGCACAGCTCGCCGCCCTCGGCATCCTGGTGCGCGACGCCGCCTAACACGAACATCCGTCCACTCTCGCAACCCGCCGCTCGGCGGGTTTGTTCGCCCCGTCCCTGGGGCTCACCCCTTCGGGGCTTACGCGCCAATTCGTTCCCGACGAATTGGTCGTCTTTCTGGGAGAACCCAAAATTGCACAACCCGTTCGACAACCCCGGTTTCTCGATGGCGAGCCTCACGGCGGCCCTCAACCTCATCCCCAACCGCTACGGCCGCCTGGAGCAGCTGAGCATCTTCCCGCCCAAGCCGGTGCGCACCCGCCAGATCATCGTCGAGGAGTACGCCGGGCGCCTGAACCTGCTGCCGACCAAACCGCCGGGCACACCCGGCACCGTGGGCGAGCGCGGCAAGCGCACGCTGCGCTCCTTCGTCATCCCGCACATCCCCCATGACGATGTGGTGCTGCCCGAGGAGGTCCAGGGGATCCGCGCCTTCGGCTCCGAGACCGAGCTGGAGGCGGTGGCGGGCGTCATGGCCCGGCACCTGGAGACGATGCGCAACAAGCACGCGATCACCCTGGAGCACCTGCGCATGGGCGCGCTCAAGGGCCAGATCCTCGATGCGGACGGCAGCGTCATCTACGACCTCCTCAGCGAGTTCGGCCTCACGCCGCAGGCGGTCGCCTTCGAACTCGCCACCGCGTCGACCAACGTCAAGGCCAAGTGCTACGAGGTCTCCCGCCTCATCGAGGACGGTCTCAAGGGCGAGTTCATGACCGGCATCCACGTGCTGTGCTCGCCGGAGTTCTTCACCGCGCTCACCGGCCACGCGAAGGTGGAGAAGGCCTTCGAGAACTGGCAGCAGGGCGCCATCCTCATCAACGATGTGCGCGCCGGCTTCAGCTTCGCCGGCCTCACCTTCGAGGAGTACCGCGGCCAGGCCACCGATCCGACCGGCAACACCCGCCGCTTCATCGCCGCGGGCGAGGCCCACGCCTTCCCGGTCGGCACCGTGGACACTTTCGGCACCTACTTCGCACCGGCGGACTTCAACGAAACGGTCAACACCCTCGGCCAGCCGCTCTACGCGAAGCAGGAGCCGCGCAAGTTCGACCGCGGCACCGACCTGCACACCCAGTCCAACCCGCTGCCCATGTGCCACCGCCCCGGCGTGCTGGTGAAGCTGACGCTCTGATGCGCATCGAGGACCTTTACGCGTCCGCCGCCCGCGCCGGCCTGCTCGCCGAGGTCGAGTTCGAGGGCCGGCGCATCGCGGTGGACTTCCTCGCACCTGACGAGAGCGTGCTCGACGGTCTCGCGCTCTCCACCGACTACGCCATGCGCTATCCAGCCTCGGCGCTGCCGGATCTGGCGGCCGGCCACACGGTCACGCTCGGGGCCGTCGGCTACCGGGTGCGCGAGGTGCGTGCGGTCGGTGACGGCAGCGAGCGGCACGCCGCGCTCTCCCGCCTCTGAGGATCCCAACGATGACAAAACGACAGGACTGGCGTTTTGCACACCCGCAGCGCGTCCGTAAGGGTGTCGCACAGGGACGTGCGGCATGAACTCCATCCGTGAACGCATCCTGCGGGAGCTTCTCGCACGCCTATCGGCCGCACTCGTCCCGGTCCCGGTCCTGCGCTTTCCGACCGTGCCCGTCACCCGGGAGGCGAGCCCCGCGCTGCTGCTGTTCGCCGAGGCCGACGCCATCACCGCTCAGTCCAACGGTCTGGTCGACCGCTCGCTCACCGTGCGCCTGGTTGCCATCGCCCGCGATGAGGACGCCTTCGACCAGGCCGATCGGATCGTGGTCGGCGCACATGCGGCGCTGATGAGGGATCCCAACCTCGGCGGGCTCGCGCTCGCCGTGCGCGAGATCGACGGCGAGTGGGACCCGGAGGATGCCGACGCCGGAGCGGTCGCACTGCCCGCCCGCTACGAGATCCGCTACCGCACCCATGCCCTGGACCTGACCCGAACCGGAGACCCCCGATGACTGTTGAACTGCTCAAACCCCACACCCACGCCGGCCGGCCCTACACGGTGGGCGATCGGCTCGACCTCGGCGAGCCCACCGCACGCTGGCTCATCGAACGGGGCGTCGCCCGCCCGCTTGATGCGCCCGAGCCCAAGCCGCATTCCACCCAACGCAAGGGAGACTGACCATGCCGTATTTCTCCGGACAGGGGCGCGTCTATATCGGCGCCCGCGACGCGCTCGGTAACCCGCAGGGGCTCGCCTACGTGGGCAATGTGCCCGAGCTCAAGGTATCGCTCTCGGTGGAGACCCTGGAGCACCAGGAGTCCACCAGCGGCCAGCGCCTCACCGATCTGCAGCTCATCAAGACCAAGAAGGGTGAGTTCGCCTGCACCCTCGAGGAGCTCATTGCCACCAACCTTTCCCTCGCGCTCTACGGCTCCACCACCGACCATGGCTCGGGCACCGTCACCGCCGAGGCGCTGCCCAATCCGGTGACCGTGGGCAGCCTCTACCTGCTCGCCAGGCAGAACGTCTCTTCGGTGGTGGTGAAGGACTCGGCGGCGACGCCCGCGGTCCTGCCCGCGACCCAGTACAGACTGAACCCGAAGCACGGTTCGCTCGCCATCATCGACAAGACCACCGGCGGCCCGTTCGTCGAGCCGTTCCAGGTCGACTATGCCTTCGACGCCGCGCAGAGCACGGCGATGTTCACCCAGCCGCTGCCCGAGCGCTGGATCCGCTTCGAGGGGCTCAACACCGCCGACGGCAACCGCGAGGTGGTGATCGACCTCTACCGCGTCGCCATCAATCCGGCCAAGGAACTATCGGTGATCACTGACGAACTGCTGAAGTTCGAGCTCTCCGGCCAGGTGCTGGCCGACACGCTCAAGAGTGCCAACGGCGACCTCGGCCAGTTCGGCCGCATCGTGCTGCTGTGAGGAGTGACCAATGAACGCCTCTGATCTGGACGTGATGGTGCCGCCCGCCCAGGAGCTGGATCTGGCGGGGCGGCGCCTCGCCATCAGCCCGTTGGTCGTCGGAGAGCTGCCCGCAATGCTCAAGGCCGTTCGCCCCTTCGCGCAGCAGCTGGCCGGCGATCCGGACTGGCTCGCCTTGCTCGCCGAGCACGGCGAGGCCCTGTTGGGTGCGCTGGCGCTCGGCAGCCGCCAGCCGCGCGAATGGGTCGATGCGCTACCGCTCGACGAGGCGATCGTCCTGGCGGCGGCGGTGTTCGAGGTGAACGCCGATTTTTTCGTCCACCGGGTCGCCCCGAAGATCGGCACCCTGGCGCAGAGCCTGTCCGGCCGCTTGGCTGGGCCGACGCCATCGCCCGCCTGATCCGAAGCGGCCACCGCTATCCGGACATCCTCGGCTACACCCTGGGCCAATTGAACGCCTTCCTCGCGGCCGACCAGCGCCTCGAATGCGAGCGGCTGGCCGCCGAGTTGGCGCTGATGACCACCGCGGCCCAGGGCAGCCGGGAGGGGATCCGCCAACTTCAGGCCGAGTTGCAACAAGGGATGCGCAATGAAGATCGATCTGGTCGCTGAAGGGCTGCTGGATCGCCGCCGCTTCGTGGCGTGGCAGAACGACACGCACAAGGCGATCCATTCCGCCATTGCGCGGGCGAAGCGCAGCACCGGCAAGGAGATGGCCGAGCGCGTGCGCACTGATATGCGCGCGGGCTTCCGCCAAGCACGGCCGACGTTCCTGCGCTCCATGCGGGCCAAGGTGTTCGACGCCAAGCGTGAGGTGTTTCCGGCCCTCTACATCGGCTCGAAGATCCCCTGGCTCGGCCTGCATGAGCAGGGCGGCACCATCCGCGGCCGGATGCTGATCCCGCTGCTGCCCCAGCACCGACGCCTCGGACGCAAGGCATTCGCACGCGTGGTCGAGGCACTGATGCGCTCGGGCAACGCCTACTTCATCGAGAAGAACGGCCGGCGGATTCTTATGGCCGAGAACATCACAGAGAACGCCCGCGCCTTGAACCGCTTCAAGCGCGCCGAGCGTGAGCGCAGCGGCAGCAAGCGGCTGCGACGCGGCCACGAGATCCCCATCGCCGTGCTCGTGCACCGGGTGACGCTCAGGAAACGCTTCGACCTGCGCGGCGCGGTGCGGGCCGATCTCCCCCGCCTGACGGCGGCCATCCGCAAGGCAATGACCCGAGTCTGAACCCATGGCGACAAAACGACACGACAGGCGTTTTGCACGCCCGAAGGGCGCCCGCAAGGGTGCCGCACAGGGAGGTGCGGCATGAACAACCGCGCCCAGATCCTCATCACGGCAGTGGATGAGACACGAAGGGCGTTCCAATCGATCAACGGCAGTCTCGGCCGCCTGCGCGAGCAGGCCAACGAGGTCGGCGCCGTGCTCGGGCGCATCGGCGGGGCCATCGGCATCGGGCTGGGGCTGCGCGAGCTGGCCGAGGCCGCTGACCAGTACAAGGGGTTGCAGGCGCGGCTCAAGCTCGCGGTCACCTCGCAGGAGGAGTTCAACCGCGCCGATGCCGAGCTCTTCGCCATCGCCCAGCGCAACCGCGCACCACTGGCTGAGACCATCACGCTCTATGCACGGCTCGCCCCCTCGGTACAGGCGCTGGGGCGCTCCCAATCGGACGTGCTGGCGGCTACCGATGCCATCGGCCAGGCCGTGGCCCTCTCCGGCGCCTCGAGCGAGGCGGCCGCCGGCGCCCTGCTGCAGTTGGGGCAGGCGTTCGCCTCCGGCCAGCTGCGCGGCGAGGAGTTCAACGCGGTGGTCGAGCAGACCCCGCGGCTGGCACAGGCCATCGCCGACGGCATGGGCGTGCCGCTGGGCGCGCTGCGTGCGCTGGCACAGCAGGGCAAGATCACCGCCCAAGCGGTACTGGATGCGCTGCTCAACCAGCGCGGCCGGCTCGCCGAGGAGTACGGCAGCCTGCCCGATACGGTCTCCGGCGCGCTCACCCGCCTCAAGAACGCCTTCCTGAAGGCCTTCGGCGAGCGCGACAGCCGCAGCGGCCTGACCACGGGCCTGGCGCAGGCGATCCAAGGGGTTGCCCAGCACCTGGAATTGCTCATCGAACTGGCCGGCGTAGCGCTGGTGGCCGCCTTCGGGCGCATGGTCGGCTCATTCGCGGCGAGCCTTGCAGCGGCGCGCGCCGAGGCGGCCGCGCGCCTTGCCAACCTGCGCATGCTGGAGGCCGAGGCCCTGGCCCGGTTGCGTGTCGCCGAGGCCGCCCTGGTGCAGGCGCGGGCGCAAGGAACGGCGACCGAGGCACGGGTGGCCGATGCCGCGAAGGCCCGTGTCCAGGCCACCGCCGCGACCGGCGCGGTGGCGCAGGCGGTCGCCGCAACCACCCTCTTCGGGCGCGCCGCGGGCCTGCTGCGGGGGGCACTGGCCTTGCTCGGCGGGCCCATCGGCGTGGTCGTCACCGCCATTGGCCTCGTGGCCGGCGCGCTCTACTCGGCGCGCGACGCGGTGGTCGACTTCGGCGGCAAGACCGCCTCCCTGAAACAGATCGTCGTCGCGGCCTGGGACCTGCTCGTCGAGAAGGTCGGTGCGCTGATGCGCGCGCTCGTCGACCTGGTCAGCGTCAACGACCTCAGCTGGCAGGGGCTGCGCGACACCGTCCTCTCGGCGCTGGAGACCATCGGGTCGGCCATCCGCACCCTGGTCAACCTCACGCTCGGCGCCTTCAACGCCGTAGGCAGCGCCATCGGCGTGACCGCCGCCTTCGCGCTCGAGCGCTTTCGCAGCGCCTTCGCCGACATTGGCGAGCTGGCGAAGGCCTTGGGCGAGGACATCGCCGCGGCCCTGGGCGGCGACTTCTCGATGCGTGCGCTGCGCACGGCGCTTGCCCGCCAGCTCGGCGAGGTGCGCGACTTCGGGCAGGAACTCGCCGCCACGGTGCGCGAGGCGATCACGCGCGATTACGTCGGGGAGGCCACCGAGGCGCTCACCGCCGCGATCGCCAGCCGCATCCGACCCGAGAAGACCACGCCCGGCGTGTTCGGTCGTCCGCAACCGGGAGGCGCCACGGCGGCCGGCGTCGACACCGCAGGGCCGCGCCTCGCCCTCGTAAAGGCGCAGGCCGATGCCGAGCTCAAGATCCTCAAGGAGACGCTCAATCGCGCCCAGAGCGAGTTGGATCGGGCACTGGAAGATCGCCGGATCGCCCTGCGCGACTACTACGCCGGCAAGGCCCAGTTAGAACAGCAGGCACTCGATGCGGAGATCCACCGTGCCCAAACGGCGCTCACCGAGCAGCAGCGCCTGGCGGCGACCGGGCAGGATGAGAACGCCCGCCTCAAGGCGCGCGAGGAGGTCGCCAAGCTCGAGGCCGAGCTCACCGTCCTCAACAACCAACGCGCCGAGGTCGAGGTCGCCAACGCGCGCAAGGCCGCCCAGGCCGAGCGTGAACTGCGCGAGGAGTTGGCCCGGGTGCGCTCGGAGCTGCTCGATCTCACCGGCACGGCGAGCGATACCGACCGCCACGCCGCCGTCGCCCGCCAGTATGCCGAGTTGAAGGCACGGCTCGCCGCCGAGGGCGATGCCGAGGGAGTCTCCCTCGTCGACCGCCTCATCGACGTTAAGGCCGCCCAGGCCAACCTCACGGCCTTGGAGGCGCAGTGGCGGCTGGTCACCGAGCGGATGCGTAACGCGCAGGAGGCCATCCGGATCCAGCAGCAGACGGGCCTTCTGACCGAGGCCCAAGCGCGGGAGAAGATCGTCGCCCTGCAACGGGAGTCGGCCGCCGAGATGGAACGCCTGTTGCCAACGATGCAGCAAGCGGCGCAGGCGATCGGCCCGGAGGCGGTAAACCGCGTGCAGGACTGGCGCAACGAGCTGGCCGCTACCCGCCTCGTCGGCGATGAAATGGCCCCGTTGTGGAACCGCATCGGCGAGAGCTTCGGTAGCGCACTCAACGGGATGCTGACCGGCGCGCAGAGCTGGCGAAGCGCTATGGCCACCCTGTTCCGGCAGGTGGCCGATGCATTCCAGCAGCAGATCGTGATCCAGCCGTTCCAGCAATGGATCGCCGTGCAGGCGCGCATGCTGGCGCTCAAACTCGGCTTCATCCAGCAGGAGCAAGTGGCAGACGCCGCCGCGAGTAGCGCCAAGGTCGCGCAGAAGTCTGCCGAGACCACGGCGGTCGTCTCGATGGATGCGGCTAAGGCCGGCGCCGGCGCGGCCGCCTCGCAGGCGTCCATTCCCTACGTCGGCCCAGCACTCGCGGTAGCGGCCATGGTGGCGATGGTCGCTGCCGTGATGGCACTGCTCGGCAACGTCAAGAAATTCTCCGCTGGTGGCGTGGTGAGCGGCCCCGGCACCTCCACCTCGGACTCCATCCCGGCCCGGCTCTCGGCCGGCGAGTACGTGGTGCGCGCCGCGGCAGTGAGCCGGGTGGGCGTGACGCTGCTCGACGCGATCAACGGCCTCTCCGCCGGCCCGCGCCTCGCGCACGGACGGCTCGCCTTCGCCGCCGGCGGCCTGGTGCCGGACACGGCGCCCGCGCAAGCGCCGGCTCCGGGCGTGCGCATCGTCAACGTCCTCGATCCGGCGCTCGCCGCCGACTACCTCAACAGCAGCGCGGGCGAGCGTGTGGTGATGAACCTCATCCAGCGCAACGCCGAGTCGGTGCGCACCATTCTCGGAGCCTGACCATGGCCTGGACTAGCGGCACGGCGGCCGATGCGGCCGACCTGTTCGATAAACTGCTTGCCTTCCTCACCACCGATACGGCCCTGGTGGCGGACGGCGCGGCCTGGACGCTGCTGCGCCGCGACAGCTTCGTGCTCGATCCGAAGCGCGACCTGGCCGAGCTGCGCGGTCCCGGCTCCTCGGCGAGCGATGCGATCCATGTCCAGCTCGCCCTCTACGTCGATCCGGCTGCGCCGGCCTATGCCATCCGGGTGCTGGGCTCGCAGTCCTGGCAGAGCACGGTGCCGATCACCACGCCCGAAGGGCAGCCGGGCAGCCTGCAGGCGGGGGCGGGATCGCTTGGGATCCTGCCGCGCATGCCGCTGTTCAACGCCGCGATCAGCTACTGGTTCGTGGCCAACGGCCGGCGCTTCATCGTGGTGGCGAAATCCGGCGCCTACTGGGGCTCGCTCTATGCCGGCTTCATCCTGCCCTACGGCACCCCGGCGCAGTATCCCTACCCGCTGTTCATCGGCGCCAACAGCGCCACGGGCGACAACTACCAGTCCTCGTCGCTGCAAGTGGCCAACTGCGCCTTCTGGCGCACGGACGGGGATTACAGCGACGTCTACAGCGCGGCGATCCTCGCGCCGGGCGGCGGCTGGATCGGCGCCAACCGCCTCGATAGCGCCAATACTGGGCGCATTTGGCCCTGGGGGCTCACGATCGAATCGCGGCGCAACACTCTCGGCCCGTTCGAGTTGGCCTCGCTCACCGCGCTGCCGGACGGCGCGACACCGCTGCTGCCTGCCATCGTCTACGACTGCGCCACCGCGCGCCCCTTCAACATTTGGGGCGAGCTCGACGGCGTGTTCGCCGTGCCCGGCAAGGAGATCGCCGCGGGCGATACGGTCACCGCGGGCGGGGCGAGCCATCTCGTGGTGCAGCAGGCCACCTCCACCAACGCGGCGCGCTATGCCGCCATCCAGTTGAGCTAAAGACAGACCGCCATGGCCTACCAGACCGGCGCCGCCGCCGACATCGATGCGCTGCTCACCGCGCTCAAGAACTTCGCCGTCGCAAACGGCTGGACTCTGCTCGTGCAGGACACGGTCACGCTCTCCTTCTACAACTCCTACCCCTCGGTCGGCTACGCACGCCACGACAACACCTACTCGCTGGTCTCCTCGCTCAGCTCCTCCAGTGCCTACAAGCAGGGGGCGACCTCGGCGGCGGCGACGCGCGTGGTGCTCGCGCGCGCCGGCGTGACCTACCAGTTCTTTGGCTTTCACAAGTCGTTCTACAAGAACGGTGTGCTCGGCACCTATGCGGTGCTGGAGGCGTGGGTATGCGACGGGTGGAACGGGGGCGTCGCCGCCCATCAGCAGACCAATAACCGCAAGTACGCGCTCATCGGCCCGCTCGCCACCGCGCTCTACGCCTACCATCTGTTCTCCAACGGCGAGTACGTGCACCTGGTGGTGGAGGAGACGCCGGGGCGCTTCCGTCACCTGAGCTTCGGCTTCCTCGCGAAGTATGCGGACTTCGCGGGCGGGCAGTACCTCACCGCCGGCTGCCCCATCGAGAGCGCCACCACCAGCGCCTACGACTTCAATATCACGAACGCGCTCATCCCGTTCGGGATGAACGGCCAAAACACGACCAAGGCGAATCTCACCAACTATGCCTATGCGGGCACCTACGTGCGCGCCGACATCGACGGCCTGAGCGTCGGCTGGCGGGTGCTGAACCGCGGCTCCAGCTGGGTAGATGCGGCCAATGGCGATGCCTACGGAGGCGGAACCTACTCGAACGTGGCCACCTCCCGCGGCGGCCCTTCGGGCACGACCACGACGCGCGCACTCGCGCACGACCTCGCCTACCACTGCTCGCCCCAGAGCTGGAACGGCCTCGCCCCGATGTTGCCGTGCTATGCGGGCGTCTTTCGCTCGCCCTACAACGGCAACTGGACGCTGCTCGGGGAGTTTCCCGACGTGCGCTTTCTGAACATCGCCAACCTCAACCCCGGTGACGAGCTCACCCTCGGCACCGACGTGTGGAAGGTCTTCCCGGTGTTCGCCAAGGAGTACAGCGTGCTCGCCGAGCCCATCAGCTACGACTACGGGCTCGCCTACCGCAAGGTGGTCTGAGTGCCGGAGATCTCAGGTGTACACATCGGCGCGCCGCTCGGCGCGGTGGCCCCCAGCGGCGCCAACCGGCTGTGGGATGATGGGCGGCCCGAGTTCTACGCCCCCGCCAGTGACACCCGGTTGGCAAGCGTCCGCATCGGCACCCGCGCAAGCGGCCAGCCCACGCCGGAGGCCTTCGCGCCACGGGCGGGGCGGCGTGCCGGGGCCTTCTCGGACGACTTCTACCATCGCATCTACCTGCAACCCGAGCGGCTGGACTTCGGCAATGTCGTCACCCAGACCACCCGCTCGGTGGAGGTGTGGAACGCCTATCCGCAGGCGGTCACTATCGATGCCCTCGACGGCGACCTTGAGGGGCTGGCGGTGGGCTTCTTGCCGCCCAAGCGCCTGCGCGCCTTGGAGTGGGTCGCCTATCCGGTCACGGCGACCCTGGACGGCGCGAGCTTCGTCGACACGCTTCTCACGTTGCACTTCTCACTGGGCGGCACGCGCACCGTGGCGATCAGCTACGGGCGGGTGCTGGTGTTCGCGTTCGCTCCCAACTGGGCGAGCGGCTTCACCGAGCGGTTGGAGTGGGCGACCGATCTGCTGACCCTACGGGATGGCGCCGAGCAGCGGGTGCGGCTGCGCACCTGGCCGCGGCGCGCGCTCGCGTTCGAGGTGTGGGAGCACGGCGCCGATTACGGGCACTTGGACCTGCTGCTCGCCGCCTGGCAGTCGCGCGCCTACGCGGTGCCGCTGTGGCCCGACAAGGCGGTGCTACCCGCACCGCTCGCGGCCGGCACGCGTGAGGTCGTGGTCGATACCGCCCACCGCGACTACCACACCGGCGGCCTCGCGGTGATCGGCAGCGGGGCGCGCCGCACCGAGGCGGTCGAGATCGAAACGGTAGCGGCCGATCGGCTCACACTCAGGCGCCCGGTGGCTGCCGACTGGCCGGCGGGCAGCTGGATCGTGCCGGCGCGCCTGGGCCGGCTCGGTGCCCGCCAGAGCGTCACCCGTCCCACCGCGGCGTTCTCGCACGCCCGGATGGTGTTTCAGCTCGACGACCTGGCGACGACCACGGCGCCGGTCGCCTCGCCCACCTACCGCGGTTATGAGGTGCTGGTGCGCCGACCCGACCGCAGCGAGGACGTGAGCGCGCAGTACCAGCGCCTGGTCGACCTGTTCGACAACGACACCGGCGTGCCGGCCGTCACCGACATCCCCAACCGGCCGTTCGTGGTCCGCGGCTTTCAGTTTCTGCTCACCGACCGCGCCGAGATCGCCGCCCTGCGCGCCTGGCTCGATGCGCGCGCCGGGCGGCAGGTGCCGTTCTGGATACCGACCTGGGAGCGCAACCTGGAGGTGGCGGCCCCCATCTCCATCGATGAGATCGCCGTGCTCGTGGAGGACCGCGGCTTTGCCACCTATTTCCAGGGGCTGCCCGGGCGCCAGGACGTGGCCTTTTTGCATCGGGACGGCACCTGGTACTTCCGCCACATCCAGGCGTTCGAGTACGCCGGCGGCGTGGTGGAGCGGCTGGTGCTCGACGAAGCGCTGGGGCGGGCCTGTCAGCCGGAGGACTTCGCCTTGGTCTGCTTCCTCGAACTCGCGCGGCTGGAAGCCGACGTGGTGGAGATCTTCTTCGAAACCGACAGCCTGGCGCGCGTGAGCCTTGCGGTGCGGAGCATCAGCCAGTGACTTATGAAAGCCTCGAGGCGAGCGTCCATGCCGGCGCCCCGCAGGAGCTCTATCGCTTCGTTTTGGGTGAGGCGGTGTGGCGGTACACCAGCGGCCAGGAGCCGGTGAGCTATGCGGGCGAGTCTTATGCACCCGCCCCACTGCGCCGCTCGGCCATCGAGCAGACCCGTGAGCTCGGGCGCGCGGCCCTCACCCTGGAGGCGAACGAGGAGCTGGCGGTCGCCCGGCCCTTCGTGGTGAGCCCGCCCGATGGGGTGCTCTCGCTCACCGTGTTTCGCCGCCACGCCGGCAGCGAAGAGTTCATCGCCTGGTGGAAAGGGCGCGTGGTGGCGGTGGTGTTCGGTCCCGGCACGGTGCGGCTGCGCTGTGAGCCGATCTTCACCTCGCTCAAGCGCTCGGGGCTGCGTGCCCACTATCAGATCACCTGTCGCCACCCGCTCTACGGGGCCGGGTGCAAGGTCAACGCCGCCGACCACCGGGTGAGCGGCGTGCTCGAGACGGTCGCCGGCACCACGGTATCGGCACCTGAGTTTCTCGCGCAGCCCGAGGGGTGGTTCGTGGGCGGGCGCCTCGCAGCAGGCGGCGCCCAGCGCCTGATCATCGCAAGCACTACCGGCAGTGTGACGCTCAGCGCCCCCATCCCGGGCCTGGCGGCGGGCCTTGCCTTCGAGGCCTATCCCGGCTGTGACCACACGCTCGCCACCTGTGCAGCCAAGTTCGCCAACCCCCTCAACTACGGCGGCTTTCCGTTCATCCCCGTCAAGAACCCGTTCGCGGGCGACGCGATCGTGTGAGGTCTTCCCATGTGGCAGTACTTGGTCGTTTGGGTCGTCACCACGGTGCTCTCGGCGCTGCTCACCCCGCGCCCCAAGACCACCACGCCGGAGCCGGGGCAAGTCGAGGCGCCGCTCGCCTCCGCCGATGCACCCATCCCGGTGCTGTTCGGTACGCGGGTGATCAAGCAGCCCAACTGCGTGTGGTACGGCGATATCCGCACCACACCCATCCGCCAGTCCGGAGGGCGCAAGAAGTGATCGCGCGCCATGAAGACGCCAAGGCCCTCGGCTACTGCAACAAGGGGCTGCGCCGCTGGTTCCCGCGTGACGGGATCACCTTCGACGAGTTCCGCGCGCACGGCGTCAGCACCGAGTGGCTGCGCGCGAGCGGCGATGCGATGGCGATCCGCCTCGCCGAGGCGGTCGAGGCGCGCGCCCGCGGGGACGAGCCATGAGCGGCGGCGGCAAGGGTGGCGGCGAGGTCACCGTCGGTTACCGCTACTACGCCGGCATGCACCTGGCCCTCTGCCACGGTCCGGTCGACAGCGTGAACAAGATCGTCGTGGGCGAGCGCACTGCATGGACCGGGCCGGTCACCACGGGCGGGCCCATCCGCATCGACGCGCCGGATCTCTTCGGAGGCGATGCCCGCGAGGGCGGCATCGTCGGGGACGTGGATGTGCTGATGGGCGATGCCGCGCAGGGGGCCAACGGCTACCTCGCCGCCCAGCTCGGCGGCCTGGTGCCGGCCTTCCGCGGGATCGTCTCGCTGGTGCTGCGCCAGGTGCAACTCTCGGCGATGAACCCCTACATCAAGCCCTGGAGCGTCGAATGCACCCGCACCCGCGCGCAATCCGACGGCAGCCCGCAGTGGTATGCGCAGACCGCCGACATTGGCGGGGACATGAACCCGGCGCACATCGTGCGCGAGTGCCTGACCGACCGTGTCTGGGGCCGCGGCTACAGCCCCGCCGAGCTCGACGACGGCGCCTTTCGCGCGGCGGCGGACAGGCTCTACCAAGAGGGCTTCGGGCTGTCGCTCCTGTGGGACCAGCAGCAGGACATCGACAAATTCATCGAAGGGATCCTCCAGCACATCGACGCCTCGCTCTACGTCTCACCGCGCACCGGGCTCTTCATCTTGAAGCTGACGCGTGACGACTACGACCCGGCGTCCCTGTTGCAGCTCGATCCCTCCAATGTCGTCAGCCTGGACTCCTTCGAGCGCACCCTGCCCGAGGAGCTCATAAACCAGGTCACGCTCACCTACCACGACCGTGTCACCGACAAGCGGGTGGCGATCGCCGTGCAGGACATCGCCGGCATCGAGACGGCGCTGGGCGAGCTCAAGGACACGCAGGTCACCTACGAGGGGATCGGCAACGGCGAGCTGGCCGCGCGGGTGGCGATGCGCGAGCTGCGTCAGCTCTCCACGCCGCTCGCCAAGGTCACCCTCGTCGCCAGCCGGGTGGCGGCGAGCCTGAACATCGGCGACGTGTTCCGCCTCACCTGGCCGGAGCTCGGCATCGACAGCCTCGTGCTGCGGGTGGCGCAGATCGGCTTCGGTACGCTCACCGACGGCCGGGTGAAGATCGACTGCGTCGAGGACGTGTTCGCCCTGCCGCAGGCGGTGTACGTCGCGCCGCAACCGAGCGCCTGGCAGGACCCGCGCCAGCCGCCGATGGCCGCCCCGTTCCGCTCCCTCGGCGAGCTGCCGTACTGGTCCATCGTGCGCGAGTTGACCGGCGAGTCAGCCGCGCTGCAGGCCGAGATCGACCCGGAGGCCGGTTTCCTCGCGGTCGCCGCCGTGCGCCCGACCAGCGGCAGCATCAACTACGCGGTGCTGCGTCGGCAGGGCACGGCCGCGTTCCAGGACGCCGGCACCGGCGACTTCTGCCCCTCGTGCGTGCTCGCGGCCGGCATCAAGCAGGGCGAGACGGTCCTCGACATCGCCTCCGGCGTCGACCTGGACCTCATCGCCACCGACACCTACGCGGCGATCGAGGGCGAGCTGGTGGCGGTGCGCGCGATCGATGCCCTCGCCGGCAAGGTCATCGTGGACCGTGGCGTGCTCGATACGGTGCCCGCGGCCCATGCGGCCGGAGCCCGGATCTTCTTCGTCGAGCGCTGGCAGTTCTATCGCACCGAGCAGTACCTCGCCGGCGAGCAGGTCGACGTGAAGCTTCTGCCCGCGACGGGCTTGGGGCGCCTCGCCGAGGCGCTGGCACCCACGGACAGCTACACCTTCGCCCAGCGCCAGATCCGTCCCTATCCGCCGGGCAAGGTCACGCTCAACGGTCAGAGCTACGAGGCGCCTTTCATCACCGGTGCGCTCACCCTCTCCTGGGCCCATCGCAGCCGCCTCCAACAGACCGTCTACCTCGTGCCGCAGAGCGCGAGCAGCATCGGCCCCGAGCCGGGCACCACCTACACGGTGCGGGTCTATGGCGAGATGGGCGCGCTCGTGCACACCGAGAGCGGCGTCGCCGGCACCGCCTGGACCTACCCCCTCGCAACAGAGATCGCCGAGAGCGGACTCGGCCGGCCTAACGAGCGGCTGACCGTCACCATCGAGGCGGTGCGCGACGGCTACACGAGCTGGCAGGCCCAGCGCATCGAAACACCGGAGTGCCGCGGCTACGGCATGTTCTACGGCAGCTACTACGGAGAATGACATGGCAGCGAAATCGGGCCCTAACTTGGGGCTGAGCTACGGCTGGACGGCGCGCGAGTCGGGCTGGAACACCGGCATGGACGCGAACTTGCGGCGCGTGGATGCGCTGCTTCACCTCAGCGTCAAATCGCGGGCGCAGTCGACGCCCCCGGCTTCCCCCGCCGAGGGCGACCGCTACATCGTCGGCCCGAGCCCCGCCGACGCCTGGGCCGGGAAGGCCGGGCAGATCGCCGTGCGCATCGAGGGCGCCTGGGAGTTTCACGCCCCCCAGGTCGGCTGGCTCGCTTTCATCGAGGACGAGGCCGTGCTCTCGGCCTACAAGACGACCGGCTGGAGCCCGGGCCTCGCGCTCTGACGCTCCCCCACACCACACTCCCCCGAACCCGCCTCCTTGGCGGGTTTTGCATTTCTGGAGACCGCCATGACCGAACCCGACAAACCGATCTTCCCCGACGACCAGCTTCACCTGCGCAAGGAAGACCTCGACGAAATGCTCGCCTGCGCCGCCGAGCGCGGGGCCGAGCGCGTGCTCGCCCATCTCGGTCTGGAGAACGGCCATGCCGCGCGCGACATCCGTGACCTGCGCGACCTGCTCGAGGCCTGGCGCGACGCCCGTCGCACCGCCTGGCAGACAGTCATCAAGATGATCACCACCGGATTCCTGCTGGCGTTGGTGGCGGGCGCCCTCATCAAGTTCAAGGTGTTCGGAGGTGGCCAATGATCGAGACCCTTCTTGGTGGCCTGCTCGGCGGCGCCTTTCGCCTGGCACCTGAGCTTCTGAAGTGGCTCGACCGCAAGGGAGAACGCGGCCACGAACTGTCGATGCAGGACAAGGCGCTCGAATTCGAGAAGCTACGCGGCGCGCAGCGCATGCACGAAATCGGCGCCGGCGCCGAGGCGGCCTGGAACAGCGGCGCCGTCGAGGCCTTGCGCGAGGCCGTCACCGCCCAGGGACGGCATTCCCGCGCCAAATGGGCCGATGCACTGTCCATCAGCGTGCGGCCGGTGATCACCTACTGGTTCATGGCGCTCTACTGCGCGGCCAAGACCGCCGCCTTCGTCGGCGCCGTCGATGCAGGCGTCGATTGGATGCCGGCCGTGCAGGCCGCCTGGACCGACGCCGACCAAGCCCTATGGGCCGGCGTCCTGAATTTCTGGTTCCTCGGCCGCGTCTTCGACCGGGTGCGCCCGTGATCGCGGTACCACAAGCAGCCATCGAACTGGCCAAGCGCTTCGAGGGCTTCCACCGGGTGCCCAGGGCCGACCCGCAGCGCCGGGCACACCCGTACATCTGCCCCGCGGGCTACTGGACCATCGGCTACGGCCGACTCTGCAAGCCCGACCATCCGCCTATCACCGAAGAAGAGGGCGAGACATTCCTGCGCCAGGACCTGCGCACCGCCCTCGATGCCACTCTCCGTTATTGCCCGGTGCTGTCCACCGAACCCGAGAACCGGCTCGCGGCCATCGTGGATTTCACCTTCAACCTCGGTGCAGGAAGGCTGCAGATGTCGACGCTGCGGCGGAGGGTGAATCAGCGGGACTGGCCGAGTGCGACCAAGGAACTGCGGCGGTGGGTGTATGGCGCCGGGAAGGTGCTACCGGGACTGGTGGCCCGCCGCGAAGCAGAAGCCCTTCTGCTGGTGTCCGGCTGACATCAGACCGTCGGCGTCTGGTGGGCCATGCCCGGCGACAACAGGCCAGCGATTTCCTCAAGTAGAGGCCGCAGTTTCTCGTGATCAGATCGATCGATTGCCATTTCGATCCGAGACGACCAGTGCCCCTGGCTGTACAAACTTTCCGCACGCTCCAAGATTTCTCTTGCCGCGCGATCTCGGATTTCCTGTGCTGGCGCCGACTCGCGCGACAGATGAGCTGCAAGCGCCGTTCTGAACTCCGAAACCTGTTCATCTCCACCCATTACAGCGAATGCAGCGAGACCGCAAAGTCCCCTCTCCAAAATGCCCCATCCCGTTTCATATCTCCCGCCTTTGAATGTCCAGGATAAGAGGCTCTTCCCGACCTCCTTTGCTATGTCATCGCAGCCGCGACTGCGCGCATCCATTGCAGCTTCGAACAACGTCTCGGTCATCTGGAAGTTCTCGACGAACGTCACCGATTCCTTGTCATCAGGAATCCACGTCAATGTCGCGATCAACCAGCGTGCATGCTCCCGTAGTTTCTTTTGGCTGTGATGATCGCATGCGGGCGCATTTGACACTGCCAACAGGATTTCCGTCACGCCCGTTATCCAGTGAATCATGTCAAAAACGAAGTGCGACTTCGCCTGTATGGCCGCGAGAAGTAGCTCCTTCTCCGTTTGGTAGAGGCCGTCGGCCCAACGCTCGACGTTCCGTATGATTGATTGGACATCCGCATTGTCCGCTTGCGCCTGCGAGATCGCGTTCGCCAATACCGTAAGCCGCGCCCTCAAGCTCTCCATGCTGGTCGATGAGTAGTACGGTCCCAGGAATGTGCTATGGCTGCTCGAAAGTGGAGTATCTGGCACGTTGAGAAATAACTTCGCCACCAAAGCGACATCTCGGCGGACCTCCCGGACTGCGAAGAGGATGTCGTGGGTCCTGGATCGAAGGAGGTCAAAAGTCAGATTCGCAAGCTGCGTCATGCCTTCCATCGTAACGGGGCGGTAATCCTCCTTCGCGCAGCCAGTGCACGCGAGCAAAGCGATCTTTTCGCTGAGTGCCGCTATGTCGTTCGGATCTCCATGGGTGAGGACATACTGCGCAGACCGTCCCATAAGCCGTTGTCCCTCCAGCAGAACATCGGCCATATTGTGAGGAACCACGGCCTGTACCGCGCTCGCAAGGTATCCTGCGGCGAGTTGGGCGTGGCTCTTCGCGGCATATGGGCTCGAGTAATCGATGCTCAGATACACCTGAACAAGGGCAGCCATGGTTTGCAATGTCTGTTCGATTTGCTGCTCGTCCCGGCGCGCAATTCCGCTCTGCACGTTTTGCCGCAGGTGCTCCAGTGTGTCGTTGATGAAGCTATCGCTGGAAAGCGGATTGTCAACAAATGGGTTGTTGGCGTAGAACGTCTTCCCCTTGGACTCGATGTATGCGGCATTGATGCCGATGACGGCATTCAGTGCCGCACCGGAAACCTCATGATCCCCCTGCTCTGCGTAGCGCCGAGCAAACGACATTGCATGTCGGATCGCTCGTTTCGCACCATCGGTCCATCGATTGTTGATCTGGAAGAAGGCTGTACGGGCAAGGTCGTGCGTCGAGTCTGTGGGCGACGAGGTGGCACCTGCAGCTTCTTCTCGCTCAAGGAGGGGCATGGCCCGCTGAGCCCGTCGAGACCAGGTCCGCAATTCCCTCCGGGTGTCGTGAATGAGTATTCTCAACTGCCTTATGGGATTGATGAGAACCAAGGCGCGCCGATATGCGTACATGAACGAGATCAATATGAACACGACCGCCCAGAAGGCCGCGAGCACGACGTGCGCCAGCCGGGTCTGATCCACGAACGTGGAAAGCGATGCGACGCCGATTGCCAGGAGGAATGCCAGCGCGAACGCGCCGAGCAGCTTCGGATCCGCACTCAGGCGGCGAAATAACCCGTGAGGCATGCGCTCGATGTTCACCTGCATGGCGAACAATACGAGCGATGTCACAATGGCGGCCGCACCTATCAGCGCGCTTCCCGTGTTCAGAATCAGGCCGCGCAGCCCCTCGATCGCCCGCTCTGTCGCGTAGTGGTCACCAAGCACAGCCTGGAGAGCCGGCGACAGATAAAAGCTGGCTGACACGAGAAGGGGCAGAGCCGCAACAGACACAATGACGCCGTATCGAAGCCCCCATCCTGCAAGCCGATATTTGGCCCTATACACGTACTGCCACGACGCCGCGATTCGCCGGCGAATCGCCTTCCTTGCGCGTGCAACGGTGGACTCTATGGCATTTGGCAAGGACATGAGCGATTGTCACCGTCCTGAATGCAGGCACACGAACTGATTCCCCGCTCCCGCCGACCCCACCTCCAAGTTCGAACTCTTGGATACAAGGTAGCCTAGCGGCTGGTCCAGCACGAACGGATAGAGCACTGCCTGAGACGACAGTGCGGGGACCGGCACCGCCTTGCCGGCGTAGCGCAGCACCGCTTCGACCAGCCACGCAACCGCCTGCATGTCGCTGACCACGATCGGCTTCAGCCGCACGAGGCGCTTGCCATTCTCGACGCGCTCGATCGCCCCCCAACTCGCCTGCGATTGCAGCACCATGTTGGTCATCCGGTAGGTGCCTTCACGCTCCCCATAGGTCTCGCTCATTCGGCGATGAACCTCGGCCGAAGCACAGTCTCCCTGGAGTGCAGACAGGCGACCGACCAGTTCAGCCACCTTGCCGAAGAACGGATAGGTGGCGATAGCCATCCCCCAGGTCAGGGCAGAGATAGAGATGCTTGGGTCTGCCTTGAAGATCGCCACGCCTCGCTCGGCGAAATCGGCGAGTTCCGGACGTGGCTCCAGCCATAAGCGGTTCAACACGGTCCGAGTCTTCTTGCGCGCTGCCACACCCAGTCGGGCTGCGTCCAGCAGGGCATTCAAATCATCGAGCGCCCCCAGATCAGCACGCACCCGCAGCGCAGCCGCCGCCCACTCCAGCGGTATAAAGCGATCGAAGCCAATTTGCGGTGCTGATGATTTCATTCGATTCAATTCACGTAACTCACTTTCACGAAAGGCACGATCAGCTCTTCCAGGGACATGCCACCGTGAACAACGACCTGGTCACCCTTCGGCACAAATGCCCCACGCCCTCCTGCGAATAGCGGCATGAAGTTCGCCGGAAGTCCAGCGACATCCAGACGGAAGGTGTCCGGATTTGCCGCTGCTGTCTCCGCAATCAAAGTCTCACTGCGATACGTCCGGACACGCTCTCCACGCAGTTCCGAGGCGACACCCTGGTTCGGGCGGCCAATCCCTACCGCTTCGGCATTTCCGTGGTCGGCAGTCAGGTAGACGTAGAACCCATTTTCCAGAAGCATCGCAAAGAGACGATCCACAAAGCCTGAGTCGCACCAGCTCCCGATCTGGGCCGCAACGCCGCGCTTGCCGAGCACGGCGCCGTGAATGATCTCGTCGACCGTATCCACGACCAAGCCAGCAATCTTCACGGTTGGGTTCGACAGCTGAGCTTCCAGCTCAGGAAGGTCATCCGTGCGCTTGAGCGACTTGCGGTACAAGACCTCATTAGCGCGAAGTCCGTGGTCTTGCCAGAACCGCGTCCAGTGCTGGGGCTCTTTCGACGTGGTCTCGATGCTGTCGGCGAACTCGCGTGGGCGCAGACCGGAGAACAGCGCCTGCCTGGACACCGACGTCAGGGTTGGTAGCCACGCAAAACAAGTGTTCTCGTCGAACATCAGTCGCGGCGCTCGATGAACGATGCACTCGCGAATCTGGGTCCACTGATCTACCGCTAGCCCGTCAAAGACCACGAGCGCGATCTTCTCCTCGCCGCCCGCTCGGCGCATCGCAAGGTAGCGCGGCACATGGTGGACCATGACAGGTCCTTTGGCCGCTGGCAGGGACGGCAAATCGGCGTAGTGCGTTTCAACCCACTCTTGCAGCCGGCTGTCTGCATCGCTCACCAAGCCCCGCATTTCGTCCTTCAGGCTTTCTGCCCGGGCCGCGTCCAGACCGTGGAAACGCGAGATCACCTCGCCGATCCGACGCGAGAAATGGGTCCAGTCGCGGTAGGGAGAAGCAGAGGTCGGGATCTCATCCGCGAGGTTCTTGATGCCCTCAAGCACCAGATTCCGCATCGACAACGGATCCTGCACAACACCCGCTTTCGCCCATTCCGGCAGGTTGACCGGCACACCCTGGATCGCCAGCGGGTGTAGCGTGCCGTCCAGAAACATCGAATCGACAATCACACGGACATCGTGGTGATCGAACGGGATGTCGAGCTTGGGCACATAGTCCGGCGGCTCCGGCTCCCCCGTTCGCGTTCCGGTGAGCCCCAGCTTGGTCAGATAGCGATACCAAGCGTCCTGCACCACGCGCAGCGCGAAGCTCTTCTGCGAAAACAGATCGGCGACAGGAATGCCCGTGAAGATCGTTCGCTCACCGAGCACATGCTCCACGTGCTCGGCCAACACGGGCGGCAGCAGTGCCTCGCGGTAGTGCAGACGGAGCAGCTCACGCCAAAGGTCCTCTGGCCGGGTGATCAGATGCGGGCTGATCCGGAAGATGTGCGTCAGCACAAACTCCTTCGTCGCCGCCTCACCCAGCGACTGATGAACGTGCCGCGCCTGCGCCTCGAATAGCGCGGGTAGCATCTCGCTGCCCAGCTGCCTGACCACCGCATAGCTCAGTTTCGGAAACAGCTCTACAAGCCCCAGACTGACCTTGCGCGCCTGGCGCAAGTAGTCCCAAGGCAGTTCGCCCAGGGCCGTGCCACGCAACTGGAGGACCAAGGCGCGGGACGGGCCAGGCTCCCCGCGTTCCCACGCCGCCCGATAGCGCTCCTCGTACTCTGCCCGG